CGTATCCGATGTCTCACAGATGATCTCATCATGCACCGTCAGCACGATCTGATAATTGGCGTTTTCAATGTTCGGCATACTGGCAGCCAGTACGTCACGAGCGATTGCCTGCACTATGTTCTCTGTCAATTTCCCAGAGTAGGTGGTTAGCCGTGACCATTTGCGGCTGTACTGGTTGATACCCAGGTATGTTAGGCGGCCATCCGACTCGATACGGGCTTGCGGATAGCACAGGTAGCGACCACTGGGTAACATGACTCGCACCCAGCTCTTTACCTTGTCAAATACCAGTTTCGGGCCACCGTTTACCGACACAAGGACGCGGGTTTCACCGTCAGCGACGCGCCGGAATGCGTCCTGCACGTCTGCCCAAAGTTGCTTAACGTGTGGGTGCGCGGTGCGCCAGGATGCTTTAAACACCTCACAGGTTAGCCATGCCTTATCCGAGAGTCCGAAGGTGTCGCGCTTCTGCTTGCGCGTCCATTCCAACGTGTCCACCGCCGCCAGCTTGGCGGATTGTGGGATCACAGGCCATGCCTGTTCCGCCATTTGGTCGAGGTCAATACCGTAGGCGCGGGCAAAAGTCAGGAAAGCTCCGACACCTCCCGCGTATCCCAGCGCCAGTTCTTGCACCTTTCCGATCTGTCGCTGATCCTTGCTCACGTCGTCCGGTTTAATGCCGAAAGACTTTGCGTAAGCCAGTTTGTACAGGTCGGCACCTTTGCCCGCGTCGAATCGCTCAAAGGCGTTGATTTTCCAGGTTTCCCCGGCGACCCAAGCTAGTACACGGCCTTCAATGTTGGACAAGTCCGCCACTACCAGTTTCTTGCCTTTCGGCGCTATCAAACACCCGCGTAAACTGGAGCTTGCAAGCTCCATAACATTGCTAAAAAGCAAGTCCGCGCCGCCGATCTTCATTGCTGCAATGCCGATCTCGACACTGGCGTTATCTAGTGTGGGCCTCGGTAGGTTTTGCGGCTGAAAAACACGGCCAGCCCAACGGCCTGTTCTACTGGCTCCGCAAAACTGCAACGTCCCGCGTAATCGCGCGTCTGAGCTACAGGCGTTGGCCAGTGCGGTGTATTTGGCGGTGCTGCTACTACTGGCTTGTAGCCGTATCATTAGCAGCTCGCGCAGCGGTTCAGGTAGCTCGGGGTTGTTTACCTGTCGCTCCAGTGTGCTTGCCTGCAAATCAGGCAACGTCACGCCATACTCAGATAACAGATGTTTTAACATGGCGTCACGCTGGGTAGCCGCCTGCACTTCTTCGTTAGTCAGTTCCTGTGTACGGGCTGCTAGTTGGGCCTTGGCACTGTTCACGGCGTGTATCGCTCCGTCTACCAGGTGTATGTCGATACATACGCCACGGTCATTAATCGTTTGATCCAGTAGCCACAGGGCGCGCTCTTTGTCGCAGTTCCAGCGCGGCATCCGCTGGTACAATTCCCGCATGGCGATAACGTCGAGACGCGCATACTCAATGAATGCGGCCCATTTTTCAGGGTGTGTCTTACGGGTGGCTCGGCTTCCGTCAGGGCGTGGCTTGCAGAACAGCAACTCTAACTGTCTGCCTTCTTTGTCTTTCGCCTTGTCCGTAGGCAATCCGAACACCTCGCACAGTTCCCCTAATGACCCTGGCAGGCTATGTTGGTACGCCTGCACCATCGTATCGTGCCATCGGCTAACGTCGGTTTCATGCAATCGGTCTAATACTGTACGGTCGAAGCCACTGTTGTGCGCCACGATGCGGACACTGGGGTCGGTTATTGCGGCGTGTAGTTCCGGCGGCATGTCGGCGCTAGCAGTCCTATCCAAAACATGGACGGGAGAATCATCTATCGCCCATGATATGAGCGTTATCTCCGCTGTCTCGGCGTACTTATGCACTCCGAACTTGATCGGTACGGTGTTGTACGTTTCCAAGTCAATGAATAGGGTGCTCATTTCGCGTTCAACCCTTCCAGGTAATCCAGAATCGGCACGGCTTCATAATCCCGTGCCAGTCCTACGACGTTGCCGCCTATACTGAACAGGGCATCGTGGGGGTATTCACCTTCTGTCAGGAACAAGGCCAAGTGCCTGTTGTACGTTTCACACTCAACTTTTTTTGTCGTGCGGTGCCGAATAACCCAACTGGACATGTCATATTTCTCCGTAATGCTCTGGCTCTGCTATCTGTGCCAGTGGCGCGGTATGGACGCCCAAATAGCAGACCAGAACACCCAGCCCGAAGGCTGGGATGGGGGTGGTTAGCAAAGACCGTCAGTATCAACGGATAAATCTTCAAAATCGTCCACATCGGCGGTTGCGCCGCCAGAGAAGGCATCGCCGTCACGGAAAAACTGCACCGACAGCAGACTGGCGTTGATGCGCTTACCAAAACCGTTGTCCTGTGCCCAAAGATCAATCACCGCATTGACGTAACATCCGGCGTAGGGTTTGCCGTCTGCCTCCACCAACGGGGCTTTGTCCAGTCCTACGACTAATGGACGAGTCTTGCTATTCGCAGAGATGAACATGCAGCCACTGAAACCGGCGTAATCCGCTTTGCTGTCTCCGTCACGCAAGCAAACCTTGCCGCCGCTAACCAGTGCCGACAGGGTGCTTTCGCCTTTCGCCGCCCACTTATCTTTAGCGAGAGTGGCGAAGGCTTCACGGATTGTTTTAATCTGCGGGTCTTTTTTGTCGATCAGTAAGGTTGCCCCGAATTTTGGGTCGCCTTCGCCCATGATCTGTTCAGGTTTGAACAGGGTAGGGAAAGCCAAACGGACGTTTTTAAGGATGATTTTCATGGTGTGTTTCCTTCTGTGGAGGGTGTGCAATCGTCAAAATCATCGACGGAAGCGGCGGGGGAAATGGCAGGGCGTTTGTCTGATTCGGGAACCAGTGTAGGTTTTCCTGCCGATTGTGTAACAAGGGTTTCCAGCTCGGGCCATTGGCGGGGGCCAATCGCGCCGGCTTTATGCAGTTTTTCAGCGTCTGTTGGGCTGATAACTTTCATGTCATACATCTGCTCAACTTTCAGGCGCATTCTACGCATGGCGGCTTCTGCGGCGTCACGATCAACCCATGCACGCGCACCTTTGCGGCCTTGCACCAGTTTGAAACCTGGTAGCTTTGCGCCTCGGTTGGCTTCATCCATGGCGCGGTCTGCTACTGCTTTGCACCAGTTTTGTATCATGTCCAGATGGCCGTACAGCAAGGCCAAATGCTCTAGGTCGATGGTATCTATCTTGCGGGGTTCGATCAGTCCGTTGTCCAGTGTGGTGCTTAGGTCAGTGAAGTCGCCCATGAGCGTGTTTAGGTTGTACTCTGCCAACTCGGGGCAATGCGCTTTAGCGCGACAAAACAGGCACTGCTTCTCCCCTGGAACGCGGGTGTCGTCTGTATATGTCACAATGGCGGATCGCCGGATATCCTCAACAAACGCTTCCAGTTCGTCAGCACTGACTTCCCATTCGCTGACGTGATTCAGCCGTGGCTGATGAATCACCATGCGTACACGGTCAAACGGTCCTAGGAAGTCGTAGGCCTGCAAGGCTGCATCGGCATACATCGCCAGTTGCTTGTTCTGCTCGGCATCTATACGAACACCCCTACCGAACTTCAGGTCAATCACGATTAGCGTATTATCGGAAATGATCACCGCATCCGCTGTACCATGTGCGGCTGGCTCCTGCGTGATGTGCTCAATGCTCATGCGGCGTTCTACTTGCAGCAGGGCGTTGGGTAGCGTCACCATCAAATCGTTTATGTAATTGACGTATCTCTGCACGTCATCTAGCAGTGCGGTACAGTCTTGTTCGGGTGGAGGCTGCGTAGAGTCCAGCATGTACGCGGCTAATGTATGCGCTAACGTCCCCTCAGCAGCGTAGCTCGACGACTCATTAGGAAGATCGGCCTCCATGGCCACGCTGCCAGGACACACCGTCCATCGGTGTGCGCTGGATGGGGACAGCGTAGCGTGTGCCTTTACAGCGTTCATGACAGAACCCCTTGGATAATGTGCCATGTGCCGACCATAGCCAGGGCGAGTATGATAAGCACCAGTGTGATGCTAAGGATTGCATGGCGGCGGTGTTCGCGTTTGCGGCGATGCAGGTCAGCACAACGAAGCCGATTCAGCTCGGCTTTTTCAGTACGTTGACTTTGCAGGATGAATTGTTGGCTGTTCATGTCGCTTCTCCAAATGCGGTCACTACGGCGGCGTACTGCTCAGGTGCCAGCTTGGTTGCCGTGGTCACGCCAAACTGTGCCAGTATGCGCAGAGTTGCGTCCTTGCCTTTAGCCGTTGCGTAGGCCAATACGGCGTCCTGTACGGCGGGATAGCTAACAGGTTCCGCTACGGGTTCAGGTTCAGGTTCCTCTACGGGTTCAGGTTCAGGTTCCTCTACGGGTTCAGGTTTAGCAGACAATCGCTTCCGCAATAGTTCGCTGTTTTCTTTCAGTGCGGCGGTCAGCTCCGCAATGGCCTGTTCAATACTCATGGTGTTTCTCCTTTTAGGGGTTTAACATTTTGGTAAGCCCACGCCACTTTTCGTTGGCATATTCCCCTGCATGTGCCTGCTGTTGTTGCAGTTCTTCCAGTCGCACAATTTCAGCACTGAGTTGCATCGCTGCGTCTTTGGTTGTGGCCAGTTGCCGTGCGATAGCAGATAGTGTGAAAAGGCTTTCCGCTAAAAAGCCCTCATCAGGAAGCTGTTAATAGATTTCATCCACTTCGCCCAACATGGTCATGATTTCGAGGTTCACAAGCGGGTTGTCTGCCAGCTTCTCGAAGCGCTCCAGCAGAACGGTTTGCGCGTCGGTACTTGTCAGCTCACAATGTTCAATGTGGCAACGCTGGATAAGCTGTTGATCGCTCAACTGGCGTAACTGGAATGCGGGGGTCATGGCGTTAGCTCTGTGCGGGTTGGTGTTGTGATGTTCTACTGATCGAACCGAATTGGCAAGTGCCAAGTTCAAATACTTAAACATATTTGCCTATTTTTTGTTCTAATGTTTTGATAGGTTACTGATTTTTTATACCTTTAAAAAAAATGCAAAATTTGCGGATTCCCTTGGTGTCACCTTCAAAGGTCTGTAGCTTTACAGGTTCGATAAACTAAACTAACTTCTTGACAGATTCCCCACCGCGATTGTTCAATGTCCCGAACCTTTGAATTAGGAGATGGCTATGTCCGTTGACGATCTACGCGCCTTTTACCGAATGCCCACGGATGAAATGCTTGCCCAGCGGCTGCGTGTTTCCAAGAGTACAATCAGCTTCTGGAGAGCGCACGGCATCCCGCTGCCACGGCAGGCGCTTATACAGATACTCACCAAGGGAAAACTACGGGCGGAGGTTGCCCACTGACTACAACAGGAGAATGAGCATGTATGTCTTACCGAATCTAACGCTGCGTGAGCTGGTCAACTATGGCCGCCCTTTGATTCCGACAGTGGATAGCATTGGTCACAGCCCGACCATGCAAGAGCGGATTGAAAACGACGACCCAGCATGGGGTGATGACTGGCACGAAAAGCATCAAGTCGCAGAGCGCCGTGAAGTGATGCTTGAGGGGATGGTATGAACGGTCTGTATCTGGGCGATTGTCTGAATGTGCTTAAAGAGTTGTCTGATAACAGCGTAGACAGCATTGTGACTGACCCGC